ACGGCGATTGTGTCGCAGGCGCTCACAGTGAATCAGGCGAGTTCCTGGCGAATCGTTGCCGATGTCCTCCGAACCGGTGCTACGAGTCAGACGGCTACGGCATGGTTTCTTCAGGGCGGCTCTACGCAGGTTCAAGCGACCGATGTCACAGCGCCTGGGGAAACCCTATCTGGGGCCGTTGTTATCAAGGGAACCGGCACGGCGACGGCGGATGATGACATCAGGCAAGTTGGTATGCTCGTGGAGTTCCTGAATTGATGACCCTCGAACAGATCATCCAACAGCAACTCGGCAACCTGCTCTTCGAGAACGCCAAGCTCATCTTCCGGGTGAGCCAACTCCAGGAAGAGGTGAACGCGCTCCAACCGCCTGTGGCGCCCGCCCCCAAACCGGGCACCCGCGAGGACTAGATGGCGTCACTTGATTACAGCGCAATTCAAACCCGCGTGGCCAACCACCTGCGTATCCCCACCTCCAACACCACGGAGATGACCAAGATACAGGCCCTCATCAATGAGGTGTATCGGGACATCGGGGCCAAGTACTCGGGCTGGTGGTGGCGGCGCAAGCGGCAGATCATCAACACGGCGGATGACATCACCGCCGGGACGGTGAGCGTGACCAACGGGTCCACCTCGATCACGTTCTCCACGGGCCCCACGCCCAGTGTGGCCGGGTACGTGTTCCTAGTGCCGTCCGACACCAACGACAGTGGCGTGGTCCACCGCATCAGCGCCCACACGGCCACCCAAACCGGGGCCACGCTGGACGCCGCCTTCACCGGCACCACCAACACGACCGCCGCCTACAAGCTCTACAAGGACCGCTACGCTGTCGCCACCGATCTCCAGAACCTCCTCCAGATCAAGCGATACGGCTACACGTGGCCCATCCGCCGTGTGGGCCCCGACGAGATGGACCACTACAAGATGTATGACACCTCGGAGGGGAAGCCCGAGCTTGTGTGCTTGCGGGACTTCTCCACCTCGGGTGACCCCACCACGGCCCAGATGCTTGAGGTCCACCCGTACCCGGACGCCACCTACCGCATGGAGCTGGATTACGAGCAGACGCTCAACACGGAGGTCAGCTCCACCACACGCTTCCTGATCCCCGACGATTACATCCAGGTGCTCATTTACGGGTCGCTCGCCCGCGCCTACCCCATCTTCATGAACGATACGGAGCGGGGCCAGTTCTTCCAGCAACTCTTCAATGACATTCTGGCCCTGATGGTGGCGGAGCAGCGGCAGCGGTTCGAGGATCTGCCCAGCGTGCAGCCCAAGGATATGTACCGTAACTTCTACCACCGTGGCCGACGGGCGACCGCCGCGAACGCGGATCTCGGGAGCCTGTTCGACCGGTGGCCGGTGAATCCATAATTGGCATCCCGTAATATAGCGTTCATAGTCCACCCAGCCCTCGGGGGCCTTGACACGAGCAAGGCGCCAACCCTGCTCGCCCCCGACCAGCTCACCGTGGCCGATAACATCGAGTACGTCACCTCCGGGGCCCGCAAGAAGCGTCTGGGCACCGCGCGGTATAACTCCACCGTGATCAGCGGCACCCCCACGGTCACCTCGATGCTGGACTTCTGGCGGTATGGCACCTCGCTGACCCCCACGCAGAAGTTCGTGATCAGTGCCGGGACCGACATCTACAAGGACGACGGGGACGGCGTGTGGGACTCGCTCAGCGCCAGTTGGGGTAGCAACGCGGCCAACGTCCACTCGCTGATCGCCCAGGGCTACGCCGTGCTGATGAATGACCTGAACGAGGCCCCCCAGAAGTGGGACCAGACCACCCTGTCCAACCTGACCAGCAGCGCCTACAAGTTCTCCGCCGCGTCCTACCACCTGCGGCGCCTGTGGGCCTGTGGAGAGTCCACCGCGGTGACGGGGAACGCCAACCCCTCACGCGCGATCTGTAGCGCGGCGGGCGACATCACGGACTTCTCGGGAGCCGATACTACCCCCTTCATCCTTGACGAGGACGACGGGGACCGCATCATCGGGGTGAGCCGCACGTTCCGGGGGCGCCTGTACTTCTTCAAGGGGCCCAACGTGGGGTCGGTCCACGAGATTGACGGGCTCAAACTCTCCGAGTTCACCCGCAAAAAGGTGGTGGAGGGCGCCCCCTGTGTCAGCCACGGCAGCATCGTGACCACGCCCAATGACATCTTCTGGGCCTCACGGTTCGGGTTCCACTCGCTGGAGGCCACCCAGAAGTTCGGGGACACCGAGGAAGCCTTCATCAGCCTCCCCATCCAGACCCTCTTCAACTCGCTGAACCACTCGCGGCTGGCCCAGATTCGCGGGTTCTATCACCCCACACGAAACGTGGTGGGCTGGTTCGTGCCCGATGGCGGCCAGAGCGAGAACAACCTGTGCCTGGTGTACAACTTCCTGCTGGACCGCTGGTCCACCTGGAAGTTCACCAACTTCAGCGGGGCCTCCGCGATGGTGGCCCGCGACCCCACCAATACCGTGGGGCGCCTGTACGTGGGCGGATATGACGGGTTTGTCCGCAAGGGTGACCAGACCAACCTGTCCGACGACAACGGCGTGGCCTACACCGCCAAGATCCAGACCCCCGTGTACGTCCGGTTCAGCGACGAGGTGACCGAGCTTCACGAGAAGCAGTTCCACGGGGTCACCACGATCTACAACCCCAAGGGGAATTACAACGTCACGATTGACGTCCAGGTGGGGCGCGAGACCTTGCAGACGAGCACGGTGAGCATGGGGGGCGGGGCCGCGCTGGACTCGTTCGTGCTGGACACCGACACGCTGGGCGGCGTGACCTACGACTATGGGGAAACCCCCGTGGACGGGCGCGGCCGTAGCATCCAGATCACGTGGAGCCAGGGGGGCGTCAACCAGGATATGGAAATCTACGGGTACGCCGTGCGCGCCGCCGTCGCGGAGAGCATGTCCATGGAGGGCTCGGTTTGATGACCTGCGGGTTTGGAAAGAAGAAGCCGGGGTACTGCTCGTGCTGCAAGGAGCCCATTCTGATCCGCACCACGGAGCGATACCGGCGGCTGCACTTCGCCCTGAACGACGGCACCGTGACCTTCACCTCGTTCTGCCCCGACTGTGCCGGGCACGATTGGACGGAGCAGCGGCTCCGGGATCTGGACTGGCAGACGCAGGATGGCTGGCACGCGCAAATCTGCTTCCGCAAACTGTCCGCGGATGTCAGCCAGCCGCACGAGTGCCAGTATCCCGAGAACTTCCACAGCCTGTTCAAGATCACGGGCTTCTCCACCGAGTATCCCATCCAGACCTGGGATGATGTCATGACCGAGGTAGGCTAATGGCCCTCACTGTCTTCAAGACGTTCACGGCAGGCGAAACGCTGACCGCATCCGATCTCAACTCGATGTTCACGAACATCCATAACAACCCCATGTCCCTGATCTCCCCGCTGACCAGCAACATCGCGGCAGGGGGATATGACATCACGGGGATGGGCGTGATCGGCTTCAACGATGAGGGGGCACCGGCCAGTGCGGGGGACCTCCGTCGTAACTCCACCCGGCTCTCGTGGCACAACGGCACCGCCGCCAAGAACCTCGCGTACACGGACGAGACGAACACACTGATCCTGTTCACGCCCGAGTCCGCCACCTTCCCTACGTCCGACTTCCCCCAGCTGGTCAAGAATGCTGGCACCAACTGGGTGGACTACACGCTGGATTATAACAAGGATACCAGTGAGGCCGCTTACTGGTTTGCGGCGATCCCCACCGGGGTCACCGTGACGCCGACCGCCACCCTGGAGATATTCTCCCGACAGGCCGCCGCCACGACGGGCACCGTTGGCTGGACCGTCACCACGCTGACACGCGCTACCAGCGAGGCGTGGGACACCGCTGGCAACGCTGACACCGTGACCGCCGATACCGTCGAGGGCACGGCTGGGATGGTCCATCGCCAGAGCAAGGCGCTGACCACCACGGGTTGGGCGGCGGGTGAAGTGCTACAAATCAAGATCGCCCGCGATATTGCCGACACGGTGGCCGAGGATGCCAAGCTGATCCGGGCGGTCCTGCGGATCACATAATGGGGCTGATCTTCGCGGCGGGCACGGACAAGGTATCGTATGGGGCGGATACCACGGCCTTCACCGCATTCACGGGAATGGTGTGGGCCAAGGTCACCACGATCACCGACCGCGCTGGCCTGTTCAGCAAGTCCGCGAGTGGGAGCACTGACCATTTCTCGATTATCGTGGAGTCCACCACCGACACGATGAAGTTCACGGTGGGAGACGAAGGGTTCAGCGGGACCGCGCCCGACAGTTCGCTCGTGGCGGCTGCGTGGGCGCACTGGGCCTTCGTGTTCGACGGGGCAGGCGTGGGGAATGCCGGGAGGCTCAAGGCGTGGAAGGACGGGGCCTCACTGTCCCTCACGTATGCGGGCACGATTCCAGCCACGACCACGACGGGCTCCGCAACCGTCACCGGGGGATTCTACACCCGTAGCGGGATCGCCCTCGCGGGAAGCCTCGCCAACCTGAAGTGCTGGTCAGCAGCCCTGACCGAGGGAGAGGTCCAGCAAGAGATGAACTCCTCACGACCCGCACGAACAGCAAACCTGTGGCTCTGGTCGCCCTATGACGATGGCACAAGTTCCCGGGACTACTCGGGGAACGCGCGTCACGGGACCGTGACCGGGGCCCTTGCAGCAGACGCGCCTAGCCAGGCCAACGGCGCAGTGAAGTTTATCTGATGGCATTCACCGCCCCCTCACGCGCTATCCAGGCCCAGCCGCTCACCGCCCCCGGCACAACGGGCGCCACCGGCACGAGTGGCTACAATGTGCCACCGTCGCTGCTGGCTCTCCTCCAGGGCAACCAGTCGCCCACGGTCACCGCACAGCCCCAAGCCACGCCGCTCTCATCCCCCCAGCAGGGCACGATGGCCCCCACCCAGCCGAATACCGCGCTCGCGGACTTCCTCCGCACGTTTGG